ATGTACAAGTGCGGGAACTCGGGACGGGGAAAAGCCGACTAGAGGTTTTAACCGATGCTGGATTAAACATTCGGGTTGCCCCGCGCATGGGGGTCGATGATGGCATCCAAGCGGTGCGAAGGCTGCTCCCACGATGTTGGTTCAATGTGCCAAAGGTCAAACAAGGACTAGACGCACTCAGAAACTATAGGCGGGATTACGATGAAAAACGCAAAATCTTTTACGACCGACCACTTCATGATTGGAGTAGCCATAGTGCTGATGCTTTCCGCTATCTTGCAATCGGTCTAAACGAAACAACCGGCTGGTCAAAGATGCCCACTCAAAATGTGAAATGGATTGTGTGATGGACGAAAACAAACTCAAATCAATCATCGATGCTGAGATTTCCAACAGTCTCGGTTATTTGGAGACTGAGACCACTGAACAGCGCAGAGAAGCACTGCAAAGCTACCTCCGGCAACCCTACGGCAATGAGGTTGAAGGCAAGTCGCAGATCGTCACGGGTGAGGTTGCAGAGGCTGTAGACGGTTCTTTACCTTCTTTGGTGCGTATCTTCTCGGCAAGCGATGAAGTCGTGCGGTTTGAACCCCGTGGGCCAAACGATGAGGCCGGAGCAAAGCAAGCCACCGAGTATGTGAATTGGGTATTCAACCGCGATAACGAAGGCGTGATTATTCTTCACGATTGGTTCAAGGATGCGCTTCTCCAAAAGGTCGGAGTGGTCAAAGCCTATTGGGAAGACAAAGAGGATGTAATCAAAGAGAAGTATCGTGATCTAACTGAGGACGAACTTGCCATGCTGATGAGCGATGGCACTATGGAGATTGTCGATCAAGACACACAAGAATTCGATCAGATAACCCCAATGGGGCCAATGAAGATCAAGATTCATGCTGTGACGGTCTCTAAGAAGCAAAAGACGGGTCGTGTGGTGGTGGAGAATGTACCGCCCGAAGAATTCCTAATCTCTAAGAAGGCTCGGAGAATTGAGGGTGCGCCCTTCATTGCACACCGTAAGCTGATGACCCGCAGCGACTTGATCGCAATGGGCTTTGATGCTGACATTGTGGACGGTATCCCCTCAAGTGATTCACTGACATACACGCCGGAGCGACTCGTTCGCTTCTCCAATGGTGAGCAACCGGATGACTCTACAAGCATGGATGATTCGATGCAGAGTGTTGAAGTGTTTGAGTGCTACCTACGGGCCGACATGGACGGTGACGGTATCGCTGAACTGCGACAAGTGTTCTATGCTGGAAACGAGATTCTGTCAGATGAAGAATGCGACTATGTGCCATTCCACTCGATCTGCCCGATTCCCATTCCGCACAAGTTTTTCGGTCAATCATTGGCAGACCGGACTACAGACATTCAGTTACAAAAGACCACAATCACCCGTCAGATTTTGGATAACCTCTATCTGACAAACAATGCTCGGGTGACTGCTGTAGACGGTCAAGTGAACTTAGATGACTTGCTCACAGCTACTGCGGGTGGAGTGGTGCGGATTAAGTCTCAAGGCGCAGTGCAACCATTGAATGTGCCACCCGTTGCGGGACAAGCCTTTCCGATGTTGCAATATCTCGACTCTGTGGCCCAAAAGCGCACCGGAGTGACTGACGCTTCACAAGGGTTAGACCCCGCTATTTTGCAGAATGTGACTGCTGCGGCTGTGGCATCGATGCAAGCGGCTGGCGCGGGTAAGGTCGAACTGATCGCACGAATCTTTGCGGAGACGGGTGTTAAGTCTCTGTTTAAGGGAATTCTGCATCTGCTTTGCAAGTATCAAGACAAGCCCCGCATTGTGCGGATGAGAGGCTCGTATGTGGCCTTTGACCCGCGAGAGTGGACTAATCAATACGATGTGGACATAAATGTAGGTCTCGGTGCTGGCAACCGTCAAGAGCAAATGGCGATGCTACAAATGGTCTTGCAGAAACAAGAGCAAGTCTTAGGACAGATGGGGCCATCCAACCCATTGGTGAGCATGGGACAGTACCGCAATACTCTCGGGAGAATGGTGGAAGCTGCGGGATTCAAAGACAGTGCTGAATTCTACAAAGCCATTCCACCGGAACTCGATCAGCAATTGAGCGCACCTCCCCAACAGCAAGCCCCGCAGATGACTCCGGAAGCACAAGCGGCAATGGCAAAGGCTCAAGCGGATATTGAAATAGCAAGGGAAAAGGCTGCTGCTGATATTCAATTGGCAAGGGAGAAAGCTGCGGCTGATATTCAGCTACAGCGCGACAAGTTCCAAACTGAAATGTTATTCAGAAAGCAAGAGTTTGAAGCAGAGGCCCAATTGAAGGCAATGAAGGTCGGGGCAGGGATTACCTCAAACATTGAGATTCCGGGGTAATCATGCAAACATCATTAGGGGTTTGATATGAACTTTGCAAATACAGTAGAGTATCTTAGATCGCTACAAGCACCGCCTCCGGCTCCGGCTGCACCAACTAGCCAAACTCAGTTAGTTGACACAAACATTATCTACAGCCCAAAGTTTGGGCCGTTGGATTTTACAAATGACCCGTGGCAGTACAGCAATCGCAGCGGTGATGGCACAGAACGCAATCAAACCTATGCGATTACTTTTAACTTTGGTGGAAAGAATTATTCTTTTATCCCCGAAGATCGAATTCAAAAAGGTTGGACTGACGGTGGACGAAATATTTATTCAACGGCATTTTTAAACGAAGACACGATTAAAAGCCTTGCAACTAATGGTGAATACATTGACTTGTCAAAAGCACCAATGGGAGGATTACAACTTGCAGATGGGTCAACCATAAAAACTTATGGCGACTATTTAACAAAAACAGCGGTTGGCGCATCACCAAAAGGGTTTTTAGTACCGGAAGAAAACTTATATAGTTATTTTCAAACCACTGCCAAACTTGACCCTAAATTTGGTTCAATTAAGGGATTGGCACGAGACCCCGACACGGGTGAATTGGGTTATGCGGCTACGGGTGGTGGCAACATCATGGCCCCAATCGCAAAGCTCGGGTCAGTTGGGTACTACGAAAAACCATCGGGTATGTTGGCTGATTTAGGTCGGTCAATTCAATCAATAGACCCAATTGGATTATTTGCGTTGAATTTGCTTGTTCCGGGACTTGGAACCGGAATCGGAGTAGGCCGAGCAATTGGTGTTGGCGATCTTGAAGGCGCAGCCAAAGCATTGGTCATTGGTGAGATTATTGGACAAAGTGGCGTTGCTCAAAATGTTGCTGGTGCAACGGGTTCGGCTGCATTGGGGACTGCGGCTGCTGGCACTGCTGGCGGCTTGCTTGCTGGTCAAAACATAGGTCAAGCACTTACTACGGGTGCGACTCAAGGTGCAATCAGTGGCACGGCTGGAACCATTGCAGATCAACAAGCGGCTGATTACATTCAAAATCTTCCTACTCCGGATTACTTAAATGCTGGCCCTGCACCAACAAGCGCAGATGTGATGGCAGCGTTTCCGGAGACCAATCCGGCTAACTTTGTTGGCCCACCAACAGATATTGATACGACACTGTTAGACCTATCAACTGCTGGGCCATCCACACAGACATACACCTATGAGGATGGAAGCACCCTAACGGTTGATGAAAGCGGTGGTGTAGTTGGTTATACAGATGCAACCGAAACCCCATATAAGGGGCCGGTAGAAACGCCATCAAGCCCACTCACGAAGTCTCAGATTGAGGGCATGATTAAACTCGGTCTTACTGTGGCTGGCGCAAGCCAAGCAAGCAAGGCCGTACAAAACGCCATATCTAGCGGTGGTGATGCGCCTCAAGGCGGTTTCCCATTCACTCCGAGCGACATATCCGGATGGGCAAGCCCCACCTACACGCAGACCTTTCAAGGCCCGATAGACCTAAACTCACTGTTTACCACCGACAATCTGTTAGGTGGAACTCAATGGGCTGGACTGCAAGGCAACCAATTCGCCAATATCCCGCAAGTATCAATGTCTGACTTCATATCGAGTATCCAAAATGGAAAAGTTTGAACTTGCCAAGAATCTGCTCTCCGATGAATTCTTCTTAGAAGAAATGGAAGCACTGCGTCAATCTGAATTGCTGAATATAGTTAACTCTGCGCCGGAAGATATTGAAGCGCGAGAACTTGCATATTTAAAAATTCATGCTTTACAATCAATTAAAGGCCACTTTGAATCAATCGCATCTACGGGGCTAATTGTGAAGAAGCGGTGGAAGATTTTGTAATCGTTGATTACACCGTGGCACTCGGTAAGTGCTGACAACTTGGGTTAGAAATGAGTGATAACACGGCTCCGCAAGGAAGTGAATCGCTGAATGTGGAACAAGCTGCATCCGCATTTTTTGGATTAATGGATTCTGAACCGAACGCCGAAGGCCAAGTCGAACAGAATGCAGATTCAGAGAATGATGATGGCGTTGATTCCGAGTTGGTGGATTCTGAAGAAGTTGAAACAGAGCGCACAAGCACTTTTCGAGTCAAAGCGGCTGGAGAAGAACGCGAAGTAACTCTCGATCAACTTATTGAGGGCTATCAACTTGGGGCCGACTACACAAAGAAGACCCAAACGCTTAGTGAACAACGCCGTGCTGTGGAAGCAGAACGGTCGAAAATTGACGAAGCAAACAAGGTTAGAGATCAGTACGCTCAACGCTTGCAGATGATGGAACAATTCCTAAGTCAGCAAACGAAGGGCGAGAATTTGGATGCTCTAAAGGAAAGTGACCCCATCGGGTACGCGGTTAAGGTAGCAGAAAAGCAGCAACGCAATGAACAACTTGCGGTCTTGAAGGCAGAACAGCAACGCATTGCCCAACAGCAACAAGCGGAACACTCTGAAAAACTTCAAAGCCATATTGCTCAAGAAAGCCAAAAACTTTCTAGTTCTATACCCGGATACGCAGACCCAAAGGCTGGCGACCAAATCCGCAAGGATATTAGGGACTACGCCAAGTCGATAGGGTGGACTGACCAAGAGTTAGCCAATGTCTATGATTCTCGTGCTGTATTGAGTTTGTATCACGGTATGAAGTATTCCTCTTTGCAAAAGGGAAAGCCGGAGGTATCCAAAAAGGTATCGGAAGCACCCCGAATGATTAAGAGTGGAGTATCTGCGCCGAGAGACAATCAAGAACAGCACAAAAAAGCAGTAGCGCAATTGCGGAAGACCGGTAAAGTCCGAGACGCTGCAAGTGCGTTTGAACGGTTCGTTTAACTCAAGGATTCAATCATGGCAACTTATCAAACCTATACCTCCATCGGTCAGCGTGAAGACCTCTCCGATGTGATCTACTCCATCTCCCCCACCGACACGCCTTTCATGTCGTCCATCGGTAAGGGCAAAGCAACCGCTACCAATCACGAATGGATGACCGATGCACTCGCAAGTGCCTCACTTTCAAACTTCGCTGTTGAAGGGGACACGGCATCTGATGCCACCATTGCTGTTACCACCCGTATCGGCAATAAGACGCAGATCAGCCAAAAGACCGTGAAAATTTCCGGTACTTTGGAAGCTGTGGACAAAGCCGGTCGTAAGTCTGAGAAGGCTTACCAATTGGCTAAAGCCTCCGCTGAGATCAAGCGCGACATGGAAACCTCTTTGTTGTCAAACCAAATCAGCACGAACGGTTCTTCTAGTTCCGCTCGTAAGTTGGGTGGTTTGCAAGCATGGTTGGCAACCAACTACAGCGGTGGCACTTCCGGTGTTGCTGGTGCAAGCGGCTCAACTGCTCGTACCAACGGCACGAACCGCACCGGCACTGAAGACATTATGAAGGCAGTCATCAAGTCGGTTTACTCCGCTGGTGGCAACCCCAAAGTGTTGATGGTGAACCCCGGACACAAGCAGTTGGTTTCGACCTTTGCGGGTATTGCGGCTCAACGCTTCATGGCCCCTGCTGATGCGCCCACCACCATCATCGGTGCAGCCGATATGTACATGAGCGACTTTGGCACGATCTCGGTCGTTCCTAACCGCTTCATGACCTCCACCAATAGCTGCGATGACACGATGTTCATTTTGGACACTGACATGGCATCTGTGGCTTATCTGCGCCCATTCCAGACCAACGAGTTGGCTAAGACTGGTGACGCTGAAGTGACTCAATTGCTGGTGGAATACACCCTGCAAGTGAACAACGAAGCTGCACACGGCATCGTTGCTGACATCACGCCCTAAGAGTGAATGCCCCCATGTTTAACCGCATGGGGGTTTTTCTATGAATGAGTTTCGTCAATCTGTTGCTCACGCCGATGGCGAAGGTGGCATCATCGTTGAAACACGCCAAGATGTAACGGCGAACATTGAGCAAAATATCAAGGAATTCAATTCCTATGATGAACGAGCAAAATGGTCGGATGATATGTTTGGCAACAAGATAGCCTCAATTCCCCTAACGGTGATTGATGACCTCAACGCGAAAGGCATCATGCGCGGGTTTGCAGTGGTAGACCAAACACGCATGAAGCAATGGCTTAACAGTCCGGATAACCGATTTTTTAGAACACGACCGGGGCGCGTATGAGCATTGCTACATTCTCTGAACTAAGCACAGCGGTAGCCAACTATTTGGCCCGTAGTGACCTAACAGATCAGATTCCCGACTTCATCCGGTTTGCAGAACTGAGACTTCGCAGAGAACTCCGCATTCGGCAAATGCTCAAATCAGTAACCACCACTACGACTAGTGGGGATGGAACGGTAGAGATACCTTCAGACTTTCTTGAGGCTAGAGACTTCTATGTAACGGGGAACCCTCCTCAACCGCTTAGTTTCTTGTCTCCATCGGTGTTCATTCGTAACACTGATTCTCATGTTCGCGGTAAACCGTTGAACTACACAATTTTGGCGACTGAGTTTCAGTTAGCCCCAATGCCGGACAATGTGTACACGCTTCAACTGCTGTATTACTCTGCTCCGACATTCCTATCAAGCACGAATTCAAGTAATGCGTTTATGGCTAACTCTCCCGATGCTTTGCTTTATGCGGCACTGTTGGAAGCGGAACCATACATCATGAACGATGCACGAATTCAAACATGGGCGACCATGTATCAAAGGGCAATCGACACATTGGTTAGATCGGATGAATCTGCTCAATACTCGGGTGTACCACTCGCAATGACTTTATCAAAGAGGTAAAAAATGGCTGCAATGTCCAACTATTTAGAGAATGCTCTAATCAATGAAGTCCTCCGCGCAACCAATTACACAGCACCTACAACTGTCTATGTTGCTTTGTTTACGACTGACCCTACAGATGCTGGTAGTGGTACTGAGTGCAGTGGTACAAGTTACGCTCGTCAGTCTGCTACTTTTGCTGCTCCCTCTAATGGTGCTTCTAGCACTAGTGCAGATATCAATTTCCCGCAAGCTGGAGGTTCATGGGGAACCATCACCCACTTCGGTATATTTGATGCTCTCACTACTGGCAATCTGTTGGTACATGGTGCTTTGACCACTTCCAAGACAATCGACACGGGCGATGTGTTCAAGATCGCTAGTGGTTCACTGACTGTCACCTTTGCGTAATGGCAGATGTTTGTGGCCCATTCACGCTTGAACAGCTAGACCTATTCGGGAGCATTGATAGTCTAGCCTTCTCGCTTGATTCAACCGTTTGGACAGATGCGAATACTTGCATCTTAGAAGCGGCGGCATCGGTATCGAGTGCAGGGTCAGTAAGTGCAAGCCCCGTAGCAACACGGGCAGGGGCATCGTCTGTCAATAGTACAGCAACAACGCAGATTACTTACATTCGTGTAAGAAACTCAAGCGCATCGGTAAACAGTACAGCGTCTTCTTCTTCCGGCTCACAAGTCACCTATGTTTCGAGTGCATCGATCACGGGGCTTGCTACGGTCTCGGGAGACGGGGTAAGGGTAAGGTTAGGCTCGGGTTCGATAAGTGGCATAGCGACCGTTCTAGCGGCTGGAACCGGCATTTTCTCAAGTGGCGCATCGGTCTCCGGCTCTGCTTCGATTGTTGGTGACGGGTATCGAGTAAGGCAAGGCGCGGCGAGTTTGTCCGGTACGGCTACGGTTTCTGCGACTCCTATCAGAATCAGAACCTCTAGCGGGTCGATTAACGGGACTGCTACGGTCTCGGCTCTCGGTGGGTTGGTCTCAAGTGCGGCGGGGAT